CAACAGATGCCGGATGAACCAATGAACTCCCCCAGTCCACACGTCCGCCGCGGACGCGCGCGGACGCGCGGATGCTATACGAGCGTACAACAACTTTTTTCAGCAATTTCAGGGGTTTGTGGCTCCGGCGGTAGGGATCGAACCTACGACCAATTGATTAACAGTCGAGATACGGACAAGCGAAATCAAGTGGTTAGCTTTTGTGAAAGCAGAACTTTTAGAACTGTGTTTTGCTTGGTGAGGGTGGCATGGATTACCTTCTGATTATCAGTTTAGTTGTAGGCGCCCTCGTCATTCTTGCAGTTATGCTCGAGGTCGTGATCCGCCTCACGCGCGTCGAGAGCGAGGAGAAGCGGAAGGAGCGGGAGAAAGACAAGGCCGCCTACAAAAAATGGGAAGACGACGAGCGCCGGTCCTAGCAGCACGGCCCGCCCGGTGGCAGCTTGCCCCTTGTGACGCCAAGATACAGCGCCCAAAGGATCAAGCCCAAGATCACCGCGCGGATCGCCAGTTCGACCCACCACATCACGCCACAAACGCCTCATACTGCGACGGCAGCGGGCCATTGTCCGGCATGACGCCAGGCGGTCCTGCGCTAAAGCCTGCCCCGCCGCCAAGTTGGCTCCAACGTGACTGGCTGATCCCGATGGTGATGGCTGTCTTGAACTCAAGCCGCTTGATCCGCCACCGATTTGCCCCGGAATCGTAGACCGTGAGCGCCCGGTCCGTGATGATGTCATCTGACAAAAGGACGCGCTTAGTTCCGAAGGTGTAGAACCCGTCTCGTATGAGTTTGTTTTCGAGCTGCACTTGATCGAGAGTGATCTTTAGCCCCTGTGTCGCGCGCTTGATGACCCCGACACTATCCGTGATCGTGCCATTGATCGTGTCCAGGTCTCCACCAAACCAAGCAACAGGATCTTGCACATAGCTCAGAGACGAACCCAAGGAGGCGAGGTTTCTTTCTTCATAGAGGTCAGGGTTAAGATCGGGCAGCAATGTATCGCTGTCGGGGAAGTCCGTGTTGGCCCAACCATACTTCTTTGTGCAATCGACAAGGGTAAGCCCGATCACTTTATTATGGATCGTGTCGAGGTTCACATAATCTTTCTCGCCCGTCCCGGCCTCCTTCAAAGTCGTGTAGCGGAAGAACGGCTGGATCGCGCGAAGATAGTTTAAGATCTTCACATTCTTGTAGATGTTGCCACCCGAGTTTGTCCCGAAGTTGATAGCCCCGTTACTAGAACCGCCAGGAATACCTTTTGCCGCTGCGCCGGTGAACGGGTCTTTTCGCAGGCCGTGGACAAAGACATTCTCAAAGAGGTAGTGGGCGATGTATTCGGTCGCGACCGCGCTGGTCCTGTTTTCCCAGAACCGCAGGTTTCGGATCAGACTGATGATGTTGTGCCCTTGTTGCGGACCGGACTTGTTGATCTCCCAACCGGAACGGTTGCACCATCCGCCGCAGTCATCCATGCGCTGCAACTGCGGAGAGTCAGGGTCGATTTTGGTGGTGCCGGGGTAGCCATCCCACAGGATCGTTTCCTCGAAAAAGGCGACTTGCGGCATATCCGCTGCGACCGCTGCCCGCATCGACCAGCGGAACGCTACGTTGCAGTCGATGGCTTGGTTGTCGATCAGGAACAAGAGCCGCGACAACATCCAGAAGCCAAAGCCCATCTTGCCGGTCAGGCGAGAGTTGTCTTCCTTCTGCGGAAGGAACGTGGATTTTCCGCCGATGGAGCGGTTGCCCCGCCATGTCCCGACTTCGTCGCCTTTTTCCGAGACAAAGCCCGCGCCGTGGTGATCGTAGCTGATGTTATTGATGAAATCGCACTTGCCTGAGTGGTGAACAAATGACCAGCCATCGTTGAACTTGACCACGCAATCCTCGAAGATCGCGCGGTCGCAGAGGCACAAACTGTCACCGGAGTATTCGCAGGTTCCCATGACCGCCCAGCCGGTCATATGCGCGTGCACAGCATAGCGACCGGTCTGGTTGGTCGTTGCCGTAACCCCGCCTTCAGGGACGACGCCGTTCACAATGTCAAAGACAGGCTTTTCTGTTGTAGTGCCGGTCTTGTCCGTGCGTCCCAGGTTGATAAGCTCAACGCCCCGCACGTTGACCATCGGGGTATGCATGTCGATGATGTGGCCGAGACGGTGGATCGGAGCCGTGGGGCTTTCGATCACGATGTTCCGGGTCATGTTGTAGACCTCGAACGGCAGCGCGTCCGGGTCGGTCAGGGCAAAAGGACCGTCGTGATTGAAGCGCAGCCCTGTCCCGGCAGGCTCACTCGGATGCCTGTTGAACAAGACGCGGGTGTTCGGGCCGGAAGGGCCAGAGGTAAAGCCCGTGATGACGACCCGCTCGTTCCAGCGTTCCGGCAGCGCGCCGTTGTTAATCGTATTCCGTCGGTTGGAAGCTGTGGGAACGAGAACCTCGTCCCCGATATTCCAGCCAAGCGGCGCAGATGCGAGGTCAATCCCCGTGTCGCCTGCCATCGGGTGCGTGACGACGCGGAGATAGGGCGTCTTGTAGACGCTGCACATCCTGCGGATGCCGTGATTGATGATGCCGCGCCCCTGAAGGTTCGGGTCAGCGACCACATCAATATCCGTCTGCGACTGGATGATGATATGGGCTTTGGCCGTGAGGGGTTCGGTGTCAGACCCCGCCTTCAAATAGGCCCGCATGTCGTTGTAGAACGTGTCGAGGAACATGCGGGTGTTCGTGTCCACCTTCCATTCCCACCAGCCGTCATTGCGGATTTTGATGCTTTCGGCGGCGGTTGGACGGGTATTATCCGCCCCCGTCATCGTGATGTCCCAGATCGTCGTCTTGCCGAAGGGGTTCAAAACGATGTCACCGCCCTGCGGGATGCGGCCCAAGTCCCAGAGCGCCGGGTTTGAAGCCGGACCATTTGCGATCTTGACGATGGTTGCAGCCGCACGGGGAACAACGAGGTTCGCCGCGACTTCCTCGGGACGCCGCCTGTCGAACAGGTCCGTCATGTAGGTGTAGGGTGCGGCCTTTGCGGCTGCGACAAACGCAGGAATGTCGTCTTCGGGATCAGGCAGATCGGGTGGCGGACCTACCACCGCCCCCGAATAAGGGGTGGAAAGAACCTGTCGGATTTTGCCCAAAGCATCCAGCGTGAGGACGCGCCCGCCGTTGTGAAGGACGGTCATGGTTACACCGCCTCGGGTTCGCCAGCGAGGTCAGAGGCGAGGATGCGGAACTTGATGCAGCCCGGCTTTCCTGCTTGGCCTGCGGCGGCGGTGTCGCTCGAAAGACCCGCGCTGCCGTAGTTTGCGATGCCCGTTGGAGAGGTGCCATCGGCGGCTTGCCCGGTTCCCGGTGAACCGCAGCCATACCGCTGTCCGTCGAAGGCAAGGAAGCCGTCGCCACCAGGGCCGCCCGTTCCGGTGTCGGTTGCGTTGCCGCCAGGACCGCCCGCACCAGCGCCGCCGCCACCTGCGCGGTTAGCCTGCACATCAGCATTGGTGCCGTTGCCGTTGCCGCCGTTGCGGCCCGACGTGCCAGTGCCGCCAGCCGGGTCCGTGGTGTTAGTGGAGGCGGTCGGCGCACCACCGCCGTGATAGCCGTTATTGGCCGGTGTAAAGGCTCGCCCGCCCACACCAAAGGTGCAGCTTGTCGATTTGAACACCGCGGGGCCGGTGCCGCTGTTTCCGTTTCCGGTGCTTGTTTTCTCTGCGCCCGGTGCCATAAAGCTGAAGGCGTGGTTGCCTACGGCCAGAAGAACATCGGTTTGCTCGTCAACCTGACCACCGGATGCACCGCCAGCCGCGCTCGAAGTGGAAACCCTTGCACCGCCGCCACCCGGCCCGACGACAAGGATTTTCTTGACGGTCAGATCGACCGTATCCACGGACACGTTGCCGGAAACGTCGATGCCCGTAAGGGTCACATCGTAGTAGTCGATCCCGCCATCAGTGACGAGTTGCCATGCTCGCCCGCCGGGAGCGGTTGCGTCAAATGCTACCGGGTAGCGGAACGTAGCCCCCGCTTCCAATTCGGTGATGAAGGGGGTCATTTCGACCCACCAGGAGTTCGGCCCGTCCTTGCGGACCCGCGCGACAGCGTTGACCGCATTGATTTCCAGACGGGCATTGGCGACGCCGTTGATCGTCGCGCCTGCGCCCGCCCGTAGTTCAATCACCGCGTTCTTGCGAAAAACCTCGAAAGGAACATCCACATCGTAGGACGACACACTGTCCGCCGCGAGCGTGATGGTCAGCTTCGTCACGTTAATGCCGCGAATGTCTTTGCCCACCAGAGCGGGGCCGAGCGTCAGGGCCGAGCCTCCTTGCTCAGAGACAAGGCGGCCACCCAGGAGTGGCCCTTCCCAGGTGTCGCCCTGAATGGCGTTGTCGGGCTTCTGCCCGCCGGGGCAGTTTTTCCAATGGCAGGACTTGCCCGCGACCGGGGCAGAGCCACTAATGGTCACGCGAGGGGTGGCCAAATTGCCCGCGCAGTCTACGATCTGGTAATCCTGCTTGGCGAAGCTGGGATAGGACAGCGCGTCTTGCGTGAACATCGTGCCCGGGGGCGGGTCGAGGTCAGCGGCGAGGTTGGATTTACCGACATCGGAGATGTCATCCCAAAAGGCGATCCGATGCCAGATTGCTGCGCCTGTCGGCACAGCCGAGGCCAGCCACGCTCTTACCAGCCCGCTTGTGCGCAGGAACAGCGAGCCGCTGCCGTAGTTTTGCGTCTGATCGTCGGCCGCTGTAGGATCGAGGCTTCCCCCGTAGTTGTTTTTGCGGCCTTCAACGAATGCGCCCGACTTGATTTTTGCGACGCCTCTTGCCCAGGCGCCCGGCCCAGTGTTCAGCGAGGCCGGGATGCGAACCTCGGCCGCGTCGGCCTGGGCGGGTGTGACGATCGTGGTTTCCTGTGACGGCTTCCGCGCCATTATGCTGCCTCCAACTGAATGAGTTCGCCATCTTCCCAAGCCATCGGCTCGTCATCTTCCCAAGCCCAAACATCGAGCGGGACGTCGGGCGCGATCGTCACGGGGTTGCTTATGTACCAGCGGGACCAGATCCCGCCGGCGTCCTGGCCGCGCACGGCGCCCACGATCGTCTGGCCAGCGTCCTCGGCCGCGACCACGCGGGTCGCGCCGGTGTCGGCCAGCGTGGTGAAAGGCAGCCTGATGTAGGCGCGCTGATATGCGACGGCTGCCGTCCAAGGCCCCAACGAAAGCGCCTGGGTGCCGCCGACAAAGTCGTCGCCCGTGAGCGCCGGCGCTCCGGTGCAGACTGCAGCTGATACGGGTGGAAGGCCACCCTTGCGGCTCCGGAACGGCGACGGGCGCCCGAACGGTGTTCTGGCGCGATTAGGCATAGCTGAAGATTACCTTCGACGGTTTCGCCGCCGCGGCGTAGATCACGTTGGCCCCGACGATCCCCGGGAACATGCCGGCAACGGTGCGCTCGGTTTCTCCTGCGCCGGGCGCAAATGGGAAGCCCTTAGTCAGCACGTCCGCAAGGGTGGGCGGGGCGCCTTCCGTCCCGGCCAGGAGGCGTACGGGATGCGAGCCATCGTTGATGAATGTGAAAGACGTCGCGATCGTTTCTGCCGTGACCGTCAACCTGGTGACAGTATTCCGGGGCAGGTTCGTAACAGTATGGGCGGCCATCGGTCAGCTCCTTTTGGTTGGGGGGATTGTCCAGTCCGCCAGGCCCTCGAGCTGGCCGACGCACTGGCGAAGGTTGGACCGATCGCGGCCCCAGTAGATTTCGGTTTCGCGCTGGCTCAGCCCGCGATCGGGCAAGGGCGCCGGGCCTGCCACCGGGGTTGTCAGGCTGGGTGGTGGCGAAGGGCGCAGGTCAGCGGGCATTGAGCCTCCGCACGCTGTCAGCGCTAAGGGCAGGGCGATCAGCATCGGGATCCGCATAGGCGGCTTCCTCCAAGGTTTGGGCGAGGGCATCGCGTTCGCGCTGCAGCTCGAGGCGATCGGCCTCGAGGCGGCTCAGGCGTTCGGCATTGTCGAAGGCTTCGGCCCGTGCGGCCTCCAGGAGCGCCGCCTGACGGGCTTCTACGGTCTGCGCGCCGGTCCGCCATCCGAAGGCGAAGGCAGCCACCAGCGACGCGCTGAGCGCCAGAAGGAGCCAAGGGCGCGCCAGGGTCATTGCGGGATCCTCGCGCGCAGCTTGTCGCCGATCGCCACGGGATCGCCGATCGCCGTCATCCCGGGCAGCCAGCGAATATCCCACTTGCCCTTTTGCTTGACGCCCAGGGTGGGCTGCACCTCGGCATGGGTCAGCGTCGTGCGACGGCCGACGGGGATCCCGTACCGCTTGCAGAGCTGCCCGACATGGGCGAGCCCAAAGTCGAGCTGCGGATCGGTGAGAGGGTAGGATCCGAGGAACAGCGGGAACGGCTGGGCGGCCGCCATGCCACAGAAGGAAACCCCGATCGAGCCGGTGTTCAGCGCCCGGGTGTGGGCGCCATAGATGTGATCGTTGACACTGATGTTTTCCTCGGGGGGAAGGTCGCCCCGAACGACGCGCAGGCTCTGCTCGTAGAGGAAGTGGTAGTGCTTCTTGTCCAGGAGCGTCGCCTTCGCGCCGCCGCCGGTCCAATGGATGATGATCCGTACCAGGCTCATTTGCGCCACCAGCGCTTAAGGCGATCGAAGATGTGGCCGTGCGGGTAGAAGGGCGCTTTCCAGAGCGGCCAGTCGTGACGCTCCTCGGCCGGGATCAGGAGCTGCAGCGCCTTCAACAGGTGGTAGCCCGCGAACAGCAGCAGGAGATCGAAGATGACGTTGACGCGGGTCCAGCCCGTCGCCTCGCCCCAGCTGGCCCATGTGCCAGGCGCAGCCGCGTCGACCAAGGTGGGTACGACGTCCCAGTAGAGGACGCGGAAAACAACGGCCCAGATGATGCCAGAGACGCCCATGGCCAGGTGCATGGTCGCGTCGCGCTCGCGCTGCATGGCCCAGCCCACCAGGCCGCGCCAGATAATCAGAAGGACGATGACCGTCCCGATCGCGAACGCCTCATTTACCCAGTGCATCATTCGCCCGGTCCCTTTTCATTTTCTCAACCACCTTCTCGAGGGCGATCCGCCCACCGCGCACGGCTTCGACGTTCCGCTCGACACGGGCCTCGATCTCGGCGATCTCGTCGCCATGGTCGGGCCGCTTAAGTTTCAGCCAGCTCATCATCCGCGGCCCTCCACTGCGTCGGTCAGGGCGTCCATCGCCTTGGTGGCCTCGCGGGCAACCGCAGCGTGCGCCTCCGAAAATTTCTGCAAGTCCTCGATGCGCTTGTCGGTGACAACGTCGTTGCGCTTCCGCTCCTCGCGGTAAGCCCAGGCCAGGCCAATGATGACGATGCCCTGCAGGCCGTACTCGAGGAGCGCCTGGTCCATCACCAGCCCTTTCGCTTGTAGTAGCCGGCGCCCAGCCAGAGCCCGTGCACCGCGATCAGGAGCGGGATCTGGTAGAGCGCGGCCGTCGCGATCAGGGCGACATGGGCGATGTCCTCGAGGCAGTCGTTGACCTCGGCCCGGTAGAACTGCCACTGCCCGAATTCCCAGGCGGCATAGGCGAAGATCACCAGCCACCATGGAAAGCCCACCAGGACGGGCAGGCCGCCCACCAGGTACGCGTGCCCCGCCTGGTTGCGCAGATAGCCCAGGGGATCATCCTGAAAGCTCGAGGGCGTGCGGAACATGCGGACCAGCCACATCATGGCAGGCTCGCCAGGAAGGCCGCGATCGCCGCCGGCGTCGCGCCGTTCTCGATCATCACCGCGACCATGAAAATCACGTCAAGCTGCTCGGGCGTGATGTCGAACTCGCCCACCAGGTAATCCATGTCCGGATGCACCCTGAGCACGATCGTGACGCGCTGATCCCACCGCACCAGGGGGTCATAGGGATCGGCCAGGCGGCGCGCCTCGACCGCCTGGGTGTATTTGTCCAGAAGGTGCAGGAAGCCCTCGGCCGGGAAATACTCGAGGGCGTCGAAGAACGCCTTCGCGTAGGGCTGCCAGCTTTCGCGGGCGAGCTGCAGCTCCTCCTCGGGGGTGAGCGGCGGCGGGGTCGGGATCTGCGGCGCGGCCGGGACCAGGGTCCAGGCGCCGGCAACCCACCGCGCGCGCTGGCCCGACGGGATCGCGGGCGGCACGGTGGTGACGCAGCCGGCCGGGATCAGGTAGTCATCGCCCTCGATCAGCGGATCGGGGCGCGGGTTCGCGTCGGCGAGCTGGGGTCCGACGTAGTAGCCTTGCGGGTCGAGCTGATAGACGATCATGGCGCGCTCCTAAAAGACGACGACCCAAAGGGCGTTGGTGTTGTCTGGCCGCGCCTCGGCGCCGCCTGACCAATCGGTTGCGAAGGGGTGGCCGTGATCGCCGACGTAGGACGTGGCTTCGGTGCTCTGGCCGCTGTAGACGGACTTGCCGCTGCCACCGGCTGCGGTGCCCGGTGTCCCTGTCCGTGTGAAGGTATGGTTGTGCCCGCCGGTGGAGCCGGTCCAGCCGCTGTGCTGGTGCGCGAGGTTTTGGCTGCCTTGCAGCGTGCCCGCTGCCCGGCCGGCGTCGACACCGGCGCCGTCGTCCAGGCCACGCACGAACCGACCGCGCCAGTCCGGCAGGGTAAAGGTGGTCGATCCGTCGCCCGGCCCGTACTGCGCCGCCGTCTTGACGCCCTGGCTGGCTGCGACCATGCCGCTCGCCGCAGCGGCAGCAAAAAGCGCAGCATAGGTCGTTCGCGAGAGGGCTGCGCCGTTAAGTTTCAGGCGGCCGGGAGGGGCCGTGGTGCCGAGATAGAGCTCGACGATGCCCGGTTGAGGCAGGCGATCGGCGATGCCGAGGTTGACGACCGCCGTTGGCTTGCTGGCCAGAAACTGCAGGTTGTCGGAATTATTCATGTCGCCGGTGCCGGCCCCGGGCGCGCCGGGCGGCATGTAGACCTCGATCCTTCCAGCGCCAAGGTCGGCGGCAATGGTCGTCGCGATATGCGCGATCTTGGTATGGTACTGGGTGTTGTTCACTCCGTAGAGGAACACGTGGCCGATGCTGTAGAGCACGCCCGTCGCCCAGTTGCCCTTGAACTGGACGACGCCGGCCTGCGCAGCTTGGGCGGCCAACTTGGCGGCATTGGCATCAGCGGCGGCGATCGTGGCCGTTTGCGCGGCCGCGACGGCCGCGGCGCCATTGGCCTGCGCGTCCTCGATCGCGGTGGCCGTCGGGCCCGCGACGGGTTGGCCGTCCTCGAACATCACGACGCGGCCGTTGACCGGCGTAAACGGATTGAGCGGCGCGCTGGTGCTGCGCAGCGTGCGGCCGAGCGTCACCTCGATCGCCTTGGTCACCTCGGCCCGCTCCTGGGCGATCATGGTCAGGCGATCGAGCTGGCGCTCGAGGGACCGCTCGCGCGCGCCTTGGGTCGCGCCCCAGCCCTGCTCGAGCGCGGTGGCCCTGGTGATGGTCAGGGTCCAGCCCATGTATCCCGCGGCCGTCGGAGCCGAGAGGGTGAGGTTGCCAGAGACAAGGCTCTCCTCGGGCGACACGGTGAAGTTGCCCGGGGCCAGCTCCACCACGTTGTCACCTTGGGACACGGTCGCGACGATCGAGCCCTCGGTGTAGGGATGCGGGATCGCGAACGGCCCGGTGCCGGCGATCGTGTAGGGCGGGGCTGGCTCGAATGCGTCGATGGTCATTGGCTGCCTCCGAAGGCGTTGGAAAGGTCGGGCAGGCGGATGCCGTCATTGGATCCGCGCGTGGGCAGGAAAGGCTGGGTGCCGTAGTCTCGCTCAAGCTGTTTCAGCTTGCGGCGCATGGCGGCCTCGGCCTGCGGGTCGAGGAACGCCTGCAGCTCGTCGGCCACCAGGCGCGAATAGGCGGCGCGCACCGGCCAGGCCGAGGAGAAAAACGGGGTGTTCTGCCGCACGGTGTTGGCGATGTCGCGCCCCACGGCCGTCGGCTTGCCGTTGATCGCGCTGGTCACGTTCGACGCAACAGGGCCGATGACGTCGCCGATCGCGCCGGCCACGGGCCCGGCCAGCGTCTCGCCGATGCCCCCGCCCACGCGGCTCGTCTCGGACTGGAAGAAATCTCCGAAGATGCCGAGCCCGCCGCCCTGGAAGGTCGCGGCCAGCCAAAACTTGCCGTCCGTCATCGGCCGCGGATCGTTGCCCTTGGCGAGCTCTTTCAGCTGGATCGCAAGCGCACCCAGGACCAGAAGCATGGCGGACATCTGCGCGGCATACTTCGCCTTCGCGACCGGGGTGGGCAGGTTCATAAACCGCCGGTACTGGCCCAGCATGAGCGACATGGTGAAGCTCTTGTAGGCGGTCGAGGAGCGCAGGAGCTCGCCAGAGAAGCTGCCAGCCGGGGCGGTGCCCTGCAGGAGCGCGCGGCCCTCGAGGCTGGCCGTAGGTACGGCAAACTCGAGCTGCTCCTGCATGGCCATCTGCAGGCGCATGGCCAGGCCCTCGGCCTCGACGCGGGGCAGGGCACGCTGCGTTTCCAGCCAATAGAACGGCGATATGAAATTCGCCCCGCCGGGCGCTTGGAAGTGGGTCGAGGGATCGCGCAGGAGATCCCAGTCGGCCGCTGTGATGCCGCGCGCTTGGAACAGCGAGCGCAGGGGCGCGTCGATCTGCGCGAAGGGCCGGCCAGCGTTGTCCGCCATGAAGCCCGCGAACTCCATCTGGAACGCGATCTTGCGCATGTCGGTGATGAACGAGAGGCCGGTCGCCCGAAGGGTGAAGCCGGCCATCCGCTCGGGGATCCCGGTGCCGAACATTTGGCCGAAGAACCGGGCCGAGCCGCCGCCGGCATCCGCCAGGGTCTGCGCAACATAGCCCATGCGCGCGGCCGTCTCGCGGGTGGCATGGCTCGCGGTCAGCTTCACCGATCGGGCGAGCACGTTGCTGGCCGACATGCCCATGGTCTGCGCCGCCATGGTGATGGTGGCCACGTCCGTGACCGATGACAGCACGGCGCTGCCCAGCTGGATCGACGTCAGAACCGCCCGGGTGCCGCCGAAGAACCGGGCCACGGCCACGCGCTCGGCGCGGTTGGCGGTGCCGTCCTGGTGCGCCAGCATCGCCTTGGCGACGGCCGCCTGCGTGTTGACACGGGCCTCGAGCTTGGGATCGCTCAGCGCGGCCGCGCGTTTCCGGCCAACCTGCTCGGCATAGGTCAGCCCGGCGCGCGGGTTTGGCCCCAGGACGCGCATGAGGGCCGCATCGCGGGCCATGCCGTGCAGGCCGTTCATCATGGCCGAGAAGGGGTCGGCCGTGCCGAACTGGGCGTTATAGTCCAGCCAGTCGGATCCGCTCTTGAAGTGCATGACGCGGTGCTCGCCGCGCTGGTTGTAGAGCGCCTTGCCGCCAAAGCTCAGGGACGGGTCGCGATCATCCCAGCCGCCCGAAACGATGCCGTCATAGACATCTTTCAGGAACCGCTGCGTCGCACTGCGCGGCGGTACCTGGCCGGGGGCCGCGCTGAACGGCTTGCCGGTAGAGAGATCAGGGATCCTATCCCAGGCGAGGCGCGTCTCGATCGCCTGCGCCCAGGCGTCGAAGCCGGCGCGGCGCAGCTGGCCCGCGTCATGGGCATGGGGCACGCCATAGTCGGCCAAGTTGCCGATGTCGGCGCCCAGGCTGTTCAGGGTGCGGCGCATCCGCTGTTGCTGGGCCCGCACGGCCTTGGCTAGCGTGGCGGCCGAGGCGCTGCCCGTCGCCTCGCCGTGCAGCTCGCGCACCAGGTCGCGCAGGAGCGCCTTGTTGCGGCTCGAGCCGGTGACGTTCAAGCCAACCTGCTCGAGCACCTGGCCCAGCCCGGCGTTGATCGACGCCTCGTAAGCCTCGGTCAGCGACTGGACGCTTTCGCCCTTGAAGCCGCTGCCTTCCGAGTAGGCCATGAGGTTGCGGATAGCGAGCGCAGGATCTGGCGAGGTTTCGACCAGGTTCTGGATCCGGCGCATCGCCTGCAGCTGGTTCACCACCTTGTGGTAGCGTGACCGTTTCGCCTGGGCGGTTGCCTGTTTCAGATCCTTGGCGGCCAGAGCGGCCGCCTGGCCACGCGGCATGATCGTCTGGTACCGCGCAAAGAGCTGGTCGAAGGCTTTCTTCGCAGCGATGCCGCGGTTGCGGTCGATCTCTCCGAAGTCCACCCCACGCGCCAGGCAGTCGGCCATGCTTGTCATGCCGCCACCCCCGTCGCTTCGATCGCGCACGCCTGCACGAAGGCGTCAAATTGTGCGTCCTGGTCGAGATCGTCCAGGAGCTCGGCCGCGGTGCGGGTGGTGCCGTCGGGAAGCTCGACCTCGAGATCTCCGAACGCCTGGCGCAGATCCGCGGTATTGACTTCGCCAGGCGCGGCCTCCATGTTAGAAGTGTCCCCACGAGAAGGAGGGACAATCTCCATGACATTTGACAGCTTTGTATCTTGGGACTTCCGCCCTGCGGTGCTGTTCCGGAAACCTTCCGGCGCGTTCGTGGCTCTGGCCATGCTCGAGCCGGGCTCCGATTGGGTATCGGTCGACGCCCTCGATGTCGTCCATACCGCTTCGGTGTTCGGATCCGAGGATGCGTTTCGGGGGGCTTTCGAGCGCAGCTGGGGTGCGATCGACATTCCGTCGGCCGAGAAGGCGACGGAACTGAGCACGTCCCGGTCGGCCGCCGCGTAAAGCGCGAGCTCGCCTTCAAAGAGCGCGATCGCCTGCGGATCCTCGGGATCGAGGCCGCGACGCTGCGTATAGGACGCGGTCCCTTTCTTCTTCGCGTCGAACATGCCCCGGGTCCAGATCTGGACCTCGCTCAGCATCCCGTCGGCGTGCCGCACGATCAGCTTGCGATCGACATATCCCTCGCGCTTTCGCGTCCAGCCCTCATCGACCAGGTCGAACTCTTCGGCCAGCTGCGCGACCAGCTGCTCGGCCTCCTCGAGATCCGTCACGATGAAGCCGCCGCGCGAAACGTCGGTCAGCTGGCGCGGGCTGGCATAGCTCTTGCGGGCGAGCTTTTCCTCGGTTGTAGCCCGCTCTTTCAGCCCGGGATCCTTGAACGTGATGCCGAGCTCGCGGCCGATGCGATTGCCGGCCTCGCTCAGCTTGGCCTGGGCATCGGCCGCCCGGGTGTAGAGCGTGTCGAGATCATCGAAGGGCTGGGCCATCGCCAGGCGCAGAACGAAGGTGACCGGATCCGCCTCGGCCAGGATCTCGGCCGCCGCGGGCGCTGCCGTCGCGCGGATCTCGGCCGCGATCTCCTGGTCGGCCGCCTCAGCCTCGAGCGATTGCGCGCCTTCCTCGTAACCCTCGTCCACCAGGTCGGCGCGCAGCTCGGGTGCCGCGCCCCGCGGCCGGCCGATGTCGTCGGGCAGATCGCCGAAGATCTTCGGGTCGATCGCGCGCAGCACGTCGGCCGGGCCCGGCCCGTCGAACATGCCGCCGGTGGCGCCGGCCTTGCGTGCATCTTCCGCGTAGCGTGCCAGGAAGCCCGCGACCTCGTCGGCCGGGGCCGCCTTGCCATCGCGCCAGAACTTGCGCACCAGGGCGGCGGTGAGCGGTGCCACGGGGCCCTCGAGGAGATCGACCTCCTCGAGGAGCTCGGACACGGCCCGGGCGATGCTCAGCCCTTCGCGGCTCGACAGCTCGCGGGCGGCGCCGATCAGGCGCATCGCGTCCAGGACATAGGGCGAGACGTCCATTTCAGGGCGCACCAGGCCGGCCTCGATGTCGGCCCGCAACGCGGCCCAGCTGGGCGCGGCGCGATCGAGCGCCTCCATGAGCGATTTAAGGGGGCCCGCGTCCGTCTCGGTGAAGCGCGCGAGGATCTCGGGATCCGGCCAGGCGCGGGCAAAAAGCGCCTCGCGCAGCTGCCGCTGGCCCTGGTTGTTCAGCACGCCGCCCTCGCCGAACATCGAATTGCGCGCCGATCGAGGAAGGCCGGAAAGGGCAGCCTTCACGAACTCGCCATTCGACGCCGCGGTGAGCGGCTGGGTCGGATCGAGGCGCATGAGGACCGGCGATGTCATCGCCCGGCTCGAGGCGCGGGCGACTTCGGTGGGCGTCATCTGCGCAACGCCGCTGTCTTGGGCTTCGACCACGAACCGGCGCAGCTCGTCATCTGAGAGGGCGCTGCGTCGGCGGGCCACAAGAACGGGACGCTCGACGCCCTCGGGGATCGCGAAGCCGGCCGCCTCGATCTGGCTGCGGTAGGCGCCGCTGCGATCGGGGAACTGGTCATAGGCCCGCGCGATCGCCGCCACGCGGCCGTTGCCGCTTTCGATCATGCCGTCGGGCCCGACGATCGGCGCGCCGCGATCGGCCGTCGGGGCCGGCATGAGGCGCATGGGATCGAGCTGGGCGGCCGTGTCGGAAATCCAGGCATCGGATGCCTGGCGGCTACGATCGCGCGGCTGGAAGTCACCGCTCGCCGCGCGCAGCTGGGAAATGTCGAGCACCTCGTATTCGACGTCGATCCGGAAATCCTCGCCGGCCGTCACCTGGCCCTCGCCGGTGTAGCCCCGGGTCGTCGGCGAATAGGGGGCAGCGTCGCCAGAGATCGCGACGCCGTCGTGCTTCGGCACGGCGCCGCCCTCGTACTGGCGCTGCAGCGAGACGGCGTAACCGATGCGCCGCTCGAGGTGCGGGATCCCCGGGCGCTCGTAATATTTCGACACGAACGCGGCCGCCTCGCGCGCGTCCTTCGCCTGGCTGATCCTGGACCAGGCGCCGGCCTCGCTGGTTTTCAGCTCGTGATCGACAAAGGCGATCTGCGTGTCGAGATCGCTCGGGCTTTTGCCACGCTTCTGCGCGAACGCCTCGAGCGCCCGGCGGCGATCGTTCCACTGCGCGATGCCGTAGGCCGCGCCGCCGTCTCCCACCGCGTCGGTGCGCAGACTGGGCCCGCTCTCCACCATGAAGTTACCGACCAGGCCAGAGGCGATATGCGGCTCGTAGCCCAGCTCGAGGAACTTTCCGAACACATAGCCCGCCCGGTTCGTGCGGGGCGAGGCGTTGCCGGCCGGGGTGTAATCGAACTTGATCGGGCCGGCGGGCGACTCGACCTCGTTCGGCGGGGGCGCGATCACCTCTTGCACGGTCGGATCGCCGCGCAGCTGCGCCTCGGCCGTGTCGACCGCAACCTCTGCGTCGATCTCGTCCATGTCGGCCGGCTTGGCGTCCAGGACGCCGCGGCGCCGGGCGGCGATCATGCCGTAGCCTTTCAGGATGCCCACCACGCCGGTGGCAAAGGTACCGCCCAGCAAGGCCCCCATGCCGATGCGGCCGAGGACGTCGGGCTTGGGCAGATCGAGATCCTCGGCCACCTGGAATTCGCGCGGCAGCACGGCCGCCTCGCCGATCGCGCCAAGAGCGGCCTCGCTCACGATCGTCCGGAGTGCGCCGCTCGAAACCCCGAAGGGCAGGAGCATCAAGCTGGTCTGGTCCGTCATCGCCCGCGCGGATCCGCCCAGGAACTCGGCAAAGCCGCCCCCCGGCTGGTCGAGGATCGACTGCGCCTCCTCGAGCTCGGCCTTGCGCTCGCCGTCGATCGCCAGGTCGAACTGCTCGCGCGAGAGGGGCAGGGTGCCATACTTGGTCGGGTTGGTCGGTACCTCGCGAGAAACCTCGTCAAGGACCATGTCCTCAAAATCAATCCAATTGTTCTCGTAATCCCACCGGCGGTTCTGGATGCGCATCTTCGCTTCCGAGCCGAGCATCCCGTACATTTCGGTGGCGAGCCCGCGGCGCTTGTCCTGGGTATAATTCCAGGCGTCGGTGCGGATCGTCTCGGCTTCCCAGGCCGCACCCATGACATCCCAGCTGCTCACGTCCATGTCGGGCGGGGCGGGCAGGTTTTCCTCGGGCAGGGGCAGATTCGTCACTTGCCAGCCTCCCGGATGAGATCGGAGAGACGGAAGCGGTAGGCGCGGCCCTTGGCGTCGTCGGCCCGGCGCACGGTGTAGGTGCGGCCTGCGACGGTGTAGCGGAACTCGTACACGTCGGCTTTCTCACTCACGCGGTGCAGCTGCAGCGAGGGAAACAAATCGCGCGGCGTCTTGCCCAGGTCGGGCTTGGCGCCCTCGAGGCCGGCGGCCGCGAAGGCCCGCATGGGATCGGGCGGCGTCTCCATGGCGCTGCTATCCCAGCCGCCGATCGAGGGATCCCACCGTTGCCCGTCCAGATGGCGCTGCAGGTTCTCGAGGCCGGCCTCAACCTCGATCGCCGGCACGCCCGCGGGCAAGCTCACATAGGCGTCGCCGATCGGCTGGACGCCCCCGATCGTGAGCTGGCCGTTGGCATCGGGTACCGCGCCGGTGACGCGCTGGATCGAGCTCGTGAACAGGTCGAGCGCGGCGGGATCGTCCATGAAGGCGGGCGCGGTGTCGCCCACGTCGGTCTGCGAGGCGCCGGCGCCGTCGGCATAGAGCGCGGTCGCGGCCGCCATGATCTCGGCCTGCAGGGCCGGGTTGCCGTCGAAGGCGCCGCCGGTGACTTGCGACAGGATGGATCTCTGGTTTGCCGGGCTGGGCAGGTTCACGGTGCCGAGCGCCTGGCGCTGCTGGCCGCGCAGGATCTCGGTGACAAGGGGTGCGTCACCAGTCGAGGCCAGGAGCGAGAGGGTGCGCGCGAATACAGGATCCGCCTCGAGCACCTTGGCCACGTCCTCGGCCTTCCTGGGATCGGCCGCCAGGATCGCCTTGGCCAGCGCGACCTTGGGCCCTGGCTCGGCCTTCGGGTCCAGAATCGCGCGCAGCTGCGCCTTTTCTTCGCTGTCGAGGATCGCCTGCGATTTCGTGTAACCGCCCTTGGTCGCGTAGTCATTGAAGGCGAGGCGCTTGGTCAGGCCCTGCACAAAGGCGTCGGGCGCTGCCGGGTCGAAGGCGGGCAGCTCAGGCACGGCCATGCCAGCGTCGCGCGCCTGCTCGACAGCACCGGTATTCCAGCCCTTGGCCGCTTCCTCGCGCCAGGAGCGCAGCACCACCAGGCGTTCATTCTCCCATTCTTCTTCGATCGGCCGGGCTTCCTCGGCGGCGATCGCCGCATCAAGCTCGGCCACGGTCATCTGCTTGATGTTCGGGATCTCGCCCTGCAGCTCGTAGGCGGCCTTTGCCTTGGCCCATCCCGGCCGGGCCTGAGCCTCGGGGCTGTCCAGGAGCGTCATGTCGGCGGGCGTGCGGCCGGCGCCCAGGATGCTCGTCATCGTGGTGAGCCGCTTGTCGAGATCCGCCTCGGCCTCCTTGGCGGCCACTTCGACCGCCTTGGCTTCCTTTGCGGTGCGCTCGTCGATCGAGCGCTGAGCGAGGATGCGCAGCTTGGTGACGTCCTCGCCCAGGTCGTTGTAGGCGCCGGCCTCGGCCGCGGCCAGGAAGCCCTCGGGATCTGCCTCGATCTGTGACGCTGCGCGCTGGCTAAAGAGCCGGGTCCGCAGCGCCTTTTTCTCGGTATAGACCGCGGCCGCGTCCATGCCATTGGCGGCCGCCCGGGCGTCGATGTCGGCCTCGCCCTGGGCGATCAGGGCCTGCAGGGTTTCATCGTCGGTCGTGGCGCCCTGCACAACGATCTCATCTTGCAGCGCCATGCTCGTCGCGGTGCGCTGCGACTGGCGAAGCCCGATCGCCTTGTAGCCCAGGGCATCAGCGTGGCGATCGGCCAGGCCGGTCACGGCCATGTCGAACCGGTCGGCGATGCGCTTGTCGACGCGGGGCAGGCCGTTGTCGTCGGCACCGGTGAGGTACTTCTGTTTCAGCTCGGCCACGCGCTGCGGCCAGAGGGTGTCGATCGCGTCCGGATCTCCGAGCTGCTCAAACTCCTGACGCAGCTGGCCGAGATCTCGCGTGACGTCCAGTTGCAGGCGCTGCGCCTGGCGATCGAGCCGGTCCCGCTCCATCGCGGTGCCGATCTGCATGGCGGCGCTGCCGAACTCGGCGACGGCCGAGCCTGTGTTCCGTGCGGCAACGGGCACGTTGGCCGAGCGGCCCGCGATCACCCCAGCCTTTGGAACGGTCAGCGTCATCAGCCGAGCACCCTCTTGTCGGTAATGCCCGGCCAGAGCTCGGGCGCGGCCGTCAGGAGCGAGCCCGCCGCGCTGAACCGGCTCTTGATAAACGCATCCTCAGCCTGGGCTTTCACGACGCGCTGCGCGCCGGTCAGCTCGCGGCGCTTCGCCTCGCCGTCAGATCTGATCGCCTGGCTTTCAAAGCTCATTTCCTGCGCGGCAGTGCGGCCGAGAAGCATGGCGGTGGGGCTGTCGAGGCTGATCCCGCGCTTGGCCAGCTCGGCGCGCTGTTGCGCCGTCGCCGCGCGCCATTCCTGGCGCTTGCGCATGTCGGCCGTGGCGGTGAGCTCGGCCTCGGTCTGCGCCTTGGCCTGCAGCTCGGCGATCTGCTCGTTGCCGGCGTCGACCGCCATGTTCCCCTGGCTGAGCGATCCCGCGATCGAGGCGACGGTGCCCACTACCTGCAGCAAACCGCCGAAGGTCAGGCCGCCCGCGGCCGCGCCGGTTGCAGCTGCGGCCGTGGCGCCGGCGGCCGTCGCGCCGCCGATGCCGGCTAGAGGGGCGAGGAGTGCCGGGAAACACATTAGCGGCCACCTTCCTGAACAATGGGCACGACGGCCGTGACGGTCATCGGCGCGCCGCTGTGGGGGGTGAAGCGCAGCGATTGCTGCAGGGCCTGGCCGGTCGTCAGCTCGATCTGTGCCACCCCCGAAAAGGCGTCGGTCAGATCCGACGACACGACACGCGGGACCAGGGCGACGGGCTTTGTAAGGCGCTCGACGGGCGGGAAATCGCGCTCGATGCCCTGCACATAGCCTTGGGCGGTGCGGTGCAGACCGATTCCGAACTTGCTGTAGAGCCGCTTGCGCCGCCCCATGGTGTTGCCGTCATTGGCTTGGGCGACGATGTCGAGCAATTCCACCTGGTGGCTGTCATCGAACAGCCCGATGCAGCCGCGCGTGACCGGCTCGGGCAGGACGATCTCGCCGCCTTCCGGCACCATGATCGGGCCGAACTCGCCAACATCGGTCCAGGCAAAGACCAGCTCGCCCACCAGGTGGGGCAGGCTGAACGTGTCGGTCGCCTCGCCCAGGACGAACTGCTTTGCCGCGAAGAAATGACAGGCGTCCGCGATCGACTGGATCCCGGTCAGCACGCCATAGGTGAGCGCGAGCTCCTCGACGTAGCGGACGGTCAGCCCGTTCACGGTGCGGCGCACCACCAGGCAAAGGACGTCCTGCGTTCCGGTCGCGTCCGGATAGACCGCCATGGCCTCGACAAAGCCATCGGCCAGCGTCAACACCGCCCAGCCGAGAATCTCCTCGGTCGGGTCATAGATCATCGCGGCCAGGTCGCCGGATCCGCGCCGCACCCAGGCGATCGGCTGGGGCACGCCTTGCCAGACGATCTGCTCAAAGAGCTCGGCGCCCAGGTGCTGGGCCGGCAGGGAAAGGTTGGTCGCCTTGTTCGCGTCCTGCTCGAAGCTGTAAGAGATCAGGAACAGGCGCTGCTTGTTGCGGGTGATGAATACCGGGTTGCCATCGGGCGCGATTGGCAAGGCGCGCGACGCACCCAAGGCGCCGTCAAGGCCAAAGACCGCCGTTGTGGGCCCGATTACCTGGGCGCGGGTTTCCGAGCGGGTGCTGTATTCCTCGCCCAGGGCGAAGATGTGCAGCCCCGATCGGCCGCGCTTCAAGCTCTGGATCCGGTTCAGGCTGGTATCGCCGGCAATGGCATAGGCGAAGCTGCCATCGGCTTCGGTCGACGGCTCGAAATTGGTGAACTCACCCACCGTCGAAAACCAGACCGTGCGCGGATCCGTGGGCGTGCCGGCGAAGCATAGGCGCTGATCATAGATCTCGACAGAGGACGGCCAGCCGGTGCGGGTTGACCAGGCGCCCTCAGAGAAGCGATAGGTTGGGCTGTCGACGCAGGCTTGCGGGATCCGCTTCAACACCGTCGCCGTGGCCGAGGTACTACTGGCGACGGCCGTAATTCGCACAATGCCGGTCTTGTCAGACAAAAACAGCCACTTCGTGCCGTTCGCGGTCAGCGCCTCGCCTTCCTCATGGATCGGCGGATTGGTCCCGGCGTTGGTGCCGGCGGTGAGCTGGTAGACATTGTCGCCATAGCGACGCACTGCCCCCACGGCGATCGTCTCGTTGCTCGTCCAGAGCGGGACCGTCGTGTAGGTCGAGGGCTCGAGCTGCAACAGTTGCCCGATGCGATCGGCGGCGAAGGCGCTAAAGTTGGCCGTGAGTGTGATCGTGCCCACCGCGCCGCTTGCTTGTATCGTCAAGCCAGCGTCAAGGTTCTGCGTCCGGAACGGCCCGCGATCAAAGGTTTCCGGCTGGATCGTCCAGTTGTCGAGGGCGAACCGGCTCAGGCGCTGGACAGGCCCAAGGCCGTCCAGAATGTAGATTACGTCGGCCGACTGCACCCATTGCAGCGTAGCTCCCGAAGCGTTTGTGAAAGGCGTGGTCAGCTCGTAAGGCACCCCCCCCGACATGACCAGCGCGCCATAGCGCCAGACGCGCATCTTGTTTGCGGTGAACTCGAGCACAACACTGTCATTGGTCGCGAACACAAACGGGATCAGCAGCGCCGCGGCGTTCGACTTGGTCGCGCCGCGATAGAGCGTGCCAGGCGCCCGCGTGAAACCGCCCTGCGCGAGGGGCAGGAAGCCGCGGCATGTGGCAAGACCGGTCTGGTAGCGCTGGTAATCATACCGGCGGTGCAGGAGCGGGTCGATCTCGCCGCTCGAGAAGGCTACCTGGGGCGGGCTCGTCCGCGTCACCAGCGCGCCTCCTCAACCCAGTCGCCCTGCTCCTCGCCGCCGTCGTAGCGGGCCTCGCTCGCCATGCGGCTATCCTCGCGCATGGCCGCCTCAAGCGTGGCGCGGGCCTTCCCCTCGAGGCCCTCGACCTTCGACTGCGTGGTGAGCCAACGGGGCGCGAGAAGCACGGCCAGCGCCAGGGCGACGGCCGTCTGAAAGGTTTCCGGAAGGGCCGTCTCGTTGTCGATTCGAGCGGTGTAGCGTATGGGCAGGGGCGCGCGCCGGTTGCAGCGCAGCCCGATCTTGTCCAGGCGCCAGCGGGTTCCGCGATCGCCAACCTCGCGCAGCTTCACCAGGTCGCCCGGTACCTCGTAGAACCAAGGCAGCGCCGGGTCGATCGCCATTTCTGGGGCGGGGATTGCCTCGGAAAGGTGGACATAGGTCGAGGCAAAGGACCAGTCGCAGGAGCTGAGGCAGCTGTTAAGCGCGATCGGATATTGGTCTGCCGCGTCGGTCGCCTTGTCGCTGTCGTCCTCAAAGCTCGAGATCGGCGCCAGCTCGAGGAAGCGGAACGCCTGGGCGGCTATCGAGGATGCGGCGATCGGGTCGGGCATGACGGGCCTCGGCTGTGGTAGGGCCGGGGCCTGTTACGGCCCCGGCCTTTCGTGTCGAGCCCCGCCTCAGCGGTAGCGGTAGTGGAATTCGCCCTTCATCGAACCGGCGCCCGTGGCGTTGGCCGGGCCGGTGGCATAGATCCCGATGGTGCCGCCGGGATCCTTGGCGAGGCCGAGGGCTTCCCAAAGCGCCACGCCGTGCTTGGCGTCGCCCTTGGTTAGCGGCGTCACATAGGTGCCGGCAGATTTCAGGATCGTGATGAGGGCCGTGGGCAGCGCCTTGGTGCCGATGTTCACCGTGGCAAAGCCCCAGGCGTCGACCTTGAACCAAGTCTCGTGGCCCAGGATGCAATCGCTCGGCAGATCGGCCAGGAGGAACTGGCTGGTGGCCAGGTCATCGGCGGCGTTGGCAACGGTAAAGGCGGCGATGATGTTCTGGCCGCGCGCACGCGCCGGGTCGGGCGTGGCCTCGCCCAGCAAGGGCTGGGTCTTGTAAAGGTCGGACTTCTTCTGAACGACGGGCATGGGATCTACTCCTGCGATGCCAAAAGGGGGAAGGCGGCCGGGGTCAGACCTCGGCCGTCAGGATTACTCCACGCACTCGATGGCGATGACGCCCTTGTCCTCGATGCGGACCGCGTCGATGTAGGCCGACACGTAGCAGTACGGCTTGTTCTTGGCCGAGCTGTCGTTCCACATATCGCCCTTGACGTCCTGCCAGATGCCGACCGCGATGTTGTTCTTGGTCCACATCGGGCAGAGGCGGGCCGCGCCGGCGGCGTTCTTGGGCAGGCGGTTCGTCACCACCCAGGTGAGGCCCATGAGCGGGGTCGGAACGCCGGTGCGCAGCTGCTCGATCGAGAAGGCGTTCAGCGGGGTCGAGGATGCCTGCGCGATCGCCAGCAAGTCATCAACCTGCTCGGGGGTGATCCCGCAATACATCTGGTCGCCGTCCTCGATGCCGAAGTCGGCCTTGTTCAGCGTGAGCTTCGCCAGGCGCAGCTTGTCGATCGTCAGACCGGTACCACCTGCAGGCATTACCTGGCCGGTGGGCAGGCCGATCACGGTGCTGCCGCGCTTGCCTTCGACCGCGCTGCCGAGGATCCCGCCGTCGGTCACGAGGAATTCGCCGTCAACCCGGCGGATGCCGAGGGTACGGTCAGCTTTGCCGCGGATGACGCGGCGCGTGTGCGTGGTCACAAACGACGACGTCGGATCGGTCGCCATGGCGAACTTGTCCTCGGTGTCGATGTATTGCCCGCTCTCGATGACCGGCGGGCGGACCAGCCAGCGGCGGCTGCCGGTGACAGGCATTTCGGGGTTCCGGCGGCTGCGATCCTCGCCGTACTGGTACTCGCCGGCGTTCAACAGGTCGGCCGCGGTCTGCGCTTCGCCCGATGCCGAAACTTCGGTCACGGTACCGGCGAAGGGGTTCTTGGTCTGCTGGGTCACGGCCGTGACGGACGCGGCATACATCAGCTTGTGATGCGCCTCGACGGCCATTGAAATCTGGTCGGGCATGGGCCCCTCCTTTGGAAAACTGACGATGTCTTGTGAGTTTTCGGCCGGGGTGCCCGATCGCGATGCGGACCCATCCTCGAGATACGCTCTCTGGGCGGCCGTCTTTCCGGCTGTCGTCCCGACCGGGCAAGCGCCCGGGTGCCGATCAACATCTAGGGATACACGAAAACCGAATCACTGCAACTGGGGTCACAAACCAAAAATGCCCCTCCGACGGGTTCGGAGAGGCATCTTCGCGCTTGACAGAGTGCGAAACGGTGATCTCAGGCCGGGATGACGGCAAAGCCCTCCATGTCGAGCTTGACCGTCAACGCCATTCCGAGCGGCCGCGCCTCGGTGTCCGGATCCGCTGGCGTGAACTCGGAGGGGTAGCGCCGGCGCATCCGCCGGTGCATTTCGATCCCCATCACCAGCTGAACCGGATCGTAGTCCCGCAGCATCATAGCGGCCCGCGCTTCGGCAATCTGCTGCAGCTCGTCCATCGCCATGGCTTACCTCGTGGCGGCCTTGGCCAGCGCCTCGAACCGCGGCTGCAGCTCGCGCATCTTGGCGGCATTTCCTGACGCGAGCGCCTTCTGCCATTCGCTGCCGTCGGCCGTGAACGCGGCGAACTGGGCCCGCGCCTCGGCCGGGGTCACGGTCAACTGGCCGCCCTTGCCGCCCCCGATCAACGCATCCTCGCCCGCCATGTCGGCGATCGCCGCCATGAACTTGATGGTCGAGGCGTCGCCGGTCTTTTCGCTCAGCACCTGGCTGAGGGCCGCGATGTGGTCGGGGGTGAGCCCGGCCTTGGCCGCGACCAGCTCGGCGCCCTGGCGGGCCTTGTTGATGAGCGCCGGGGTCTGATCGCCAAAATCGCGGCGCAGCTCCTCCATCATCGTCGACTGTGCGGCCTGCAGCCCTTCCTTTGCGGCCTTGTCCATGGCCGCCATCTTTTCCGCGAAAAGGTTGACGTAGCCTTGGTGGACCTCGGGCGGCACGCCGGCCTCAAACGCGATCTTGCGCGCCTTCGCCTCGAGATCCCCATCCCAGGCGGCATCCTTCGGCCAGGTTTCGGGGGGCTTCGCGGTATAGGCATCTTCCTTGTCGGGCAGCCCTAGGGCGGCGCGGTTGGCCGTGGCCCATTCGCTCCACTTCTGCCCCTCGGCCGGCTTGTCGATGATCTTGTCGATCCCGCGGCCGAGGCGCTGCTCGGCCTGCCGGTGGCCCTTCACGAGTTTGGCGGTGATCTCCTTGGGGTCGTCAACGGTCAGGCCGCGCGCCTTCATCCATTCCTGATCCTCCGGCGCATAGTCAGATCCCTGCCACCAGGGCGTGGCGCCCGCGCCTGCAGCTGCTGCGGCTGCGGCGGCGGCCGCTGCGGCGTCTCCCGCGCCGGGATCGCCACCGGCCGCACCCGCGCCAGCCCCATCGTTCGGGGCCCTCAAGATCAGTTTCTGCCAGGGTCGGTTCATTCGTCATCCTCCATCAGAGTGTTCATGTCCTCAAAGCTCGTGCCCATCAGGGCGAGGAGCTGCACGGCGAAGTCGCGTCGGCCCGCCTCGTAGGCGAGCCGGTGGGGATCGAGCTGGTCGAGCTCGGGGATCCCGTCCTGCAGCGTGACCGCCTGCATCTGCAGCACCCCGCCCAGGCGGATGATGTCCTGCTGCAGCCGGCCGTCGTCCCGCGCGACCTTGGACCAGCGCCGCGCCACTTCGATCGCCTGGGCGCGGCGCGGGAACAGGGCCCGCAGAACGGTGAGGCGGTTCCAGATCATTTGAGCTGGCCGTCCGGTTCAGCGCACTCGCCCAGCCAAGCAAACTCGCCGCTACCGGGGCAGTAAATCGCATATCCGCGCGAGATCGCTTGTCGTTGCCAATCCGGTTCAAGCCACCAGGCGATGCCGATGTAGATCAACAGCGAGATACACCCGACAGAGGCCGCCACGGCGAGGTAGAACAGCCCAACAAGGGCACTGCCAACCCCGCGAAACGCGCTTCCATCCATGTCATTCCCCCTGCGACTGCATGGCCGAGGCAGCGCCCGCGACGTCCTTCAACGCCCCGGCGCCGGCCTGCGCCATGGCCATGGCCTGCATGGCCTGCTGCTGCTGCTGCCGCTCGGCTGCCAGCGCTTCCGCCTCCTCTTTCGAGCGGAACATCTTCGCGGGCGCCCCGCGGGCTTCCATGAGCACCTCGAGCGCCCCGTCGGGGTCGATCCGATCGGCGAAGCGCTGCGCCGCGTCGGGACTCAGCTTGGCGAGCGGGGCGATGTCCTCGAGGATACGCACGGCCGCCAGGCCCTGGGCGCTCTTTTGGGCGGCTGCGGCGGCCGACTGGTAGTCCACCTGCAGGCCAACCTCGGACATTTCCGGCGGGGGCGGGGGCAGCTGGCCAGCGCGCCACAGGAGCGCGAAGCGCCGGCCGATCTTGGGCGCAAGGAACTCCTCCTGCACGCGGCCCTGGTGCGGGGCCCAGAGACGCTGGCGCTCCTCGGTGATCGCCATGACCTCGGTGGCCGTCATGCCGGTGCGGCCGGCCAGGTTCATCAGTGTGTAGTGGAAGGCGTCCTTGATCTCCTCCATCTTCTCGCGCTTCTCCTCGATCGTCAGGCCGGTGCTGCCCGTGATCTCGAGGGGGCGCAGCATCTGGTTGCCGCGCATGTCAAGCGCGCCGTAGACCACCGCGCCGGGCCGCACGCGGCCGTTCAGCGGCCAGTCGCCCCGATCGGGGGCGAGGAGCGTCGGATCGCTGGCCCGCTGCGCCTGGCGCAACGTCGCCTCGTCCATGCGGTTGTGGGCCCGGGCGCTGGCCAGCGCAATGAAGCCTGGCCCCACGCCGTAGGTGCGGCCGCTGTCGACTTCCCACCGGGGGCCATGGAACGGCATTTCGTCGTAACCGCTCTCGCGCACCAGGGCGCCCTCGATCTCGCAGACGTACCGCGAAACCCACCGCTTGCCCCTGACGCCCAGCATTCCTTTGCGCCAGTCGTCATTGGTCAGCACGTGATGGTAGAAGGTGATCTTGGCCTGGTCGCCCTTCTCGGCCATGTCCTGGATCCTCGCGGGCAGGTAGCCCTTCCGCGCGAACATGCGCAGGGCGGCGGGCGCTTTCAGGTGGAACTTGCGCACTACCTCGCAAACCCGGCCGAAGCCGTCGATCTCATAGCAGACCTCGGCCAGGCTCAAGGTGACGTCCATGATCTTCTGTTCTTCGGCCACCAGCTCGTCGTACTGGGCACCGTTGCCGAAAGCCGCGAGATCCGAAAACACCTGCGTGGTCGCGGTGTAGAACGGGCTCACCGCCGGGCCGAAGCTCGCGAGGATCCGATCGCGGACCTTGTCCAGCCAGAGCCGCGCAGGCTGCCAGGCGTTGAGATCGGTGTCGTTGGTTTTCAGGCCAAACCACACGTTTGCCGGGTTGGTCAGGGTGCCATAGAGCCCGGCCGAGAAATTCGACTGGGCCATGATCGGGGCGCTCGAGAGGGGTTTTTCCTGCACCTTGGTGGTGTGGTCGTCCAGGCTGAAACCGCCCCGTTGCGGGCGGATGAGGCGGGCGATCGCCTCCCAGTTTTGCTCGTCCTCGACGCGGTCGGTTTTGAGCTCGCCCCAGCGACGCTCGGCCTCGGTAAAGGCCGGATGCTTCACCGTGATCGCAGACATGCTGCTCATGCCGCCACCCCACCAAGCGTGGCCGTCGCAGGGATCCCGCTCGGGCTGGTCAGGACGTTGGCGGCGGCACCGGCGCGGCGACGACGCAGGCGGGCCTCGATGTCGGCTTGGCCTTGCGCCTCCTCGTTGTCATAGGACGCGACCTGGACAGGCTTCGTCTCGATCGCGGCGGGGGCGGAAATCTTGGGCTTGTTGAAGATGCACATGGGTCAGGTTCCTTTGGTTGCGGGGGCTGGGTGGGCGGACCAGGCGAACTGGCGGTAGATCTCGCGGCCGTCGCTGCCAAAGCCTGGCATTTCGGCCTCAAAGGTGAAGCCGATGCCGATCAGGAGCGATGAGGCGGTGGGGTGGCCGGCCCAGGTGCGGGCCTCGACACGGTTGATCCCGCGCTCGGTGCACCATTGGGGCATGACGTTGCGCAGGTGGAGCGCCAGGACGGCCAGCGGCCGGCGCCAGGCGCGGTGATCTCGGGCGAGGAGGGCGGCATTGGCCACGCCCGCCTGGCCGCTGTTGGCGATCGCCAGGACGGCGAAGGGGTTGGCGCCATGCGCGGGGTCGGTGTGAACGACATAGCTCGCGACGTGATGCGCCTGCATTGCGCGCCAGTCGCCAAACAGGGCGAGCGCGGTGGTGGCTGCGCCCCGGATGATCTCGGCCTCGAGGCGGTCGTTGACGTCCAGCCGCTGCAGCACGGCCATGGCGGACAGATCATCGTAGGGGCGCAGCTGGATCATGCGGCGGGGTCTTTCAGCTCGAGGAGCTGCTGGCGCGCCGCGTTGCACCAGTTGGCCAGCGCCATGCTCTTGCCGGCCGTCGACTGCGCTTTCAGGCTGCAGAGGGTGACGTAGCTGACGTCGCCCACCTCGCGGACTTTCAAGCCCTCCTCGGCCTCGAGCTGGTCGAACAGCGCCGGCCGGTGCGAGTGGTGGTTGCGCTCCTCGATGAGCGCGACCAGGCGCGCCAGGCGGTCACGCATTGGCTCGGGCGGGGGTTTCAGTTTCGGCTCGCGCTTCGGCGCGGCCGTCGGTTGCTTGGCCATGGTTATCCTCCGTAGGGGTTCAGAACGTCGAAGCCGGTCGAAAGCCCACCGGCAGGCTCAGGGGGGCGCCCGAAGGTCGGGCCGCCGTTGTGGCCCATCAGGGCCGATTTCCCGTCTGGGAAACTGATCGGGGAAACCCCGTTCGCGCGGTGCTCGGACAGCAAGAGGTACTGCCCGGCGTCATGCACGTTCGCCTCGGTCAGGGTCTTGTCGGGAACCTTCCGCTTGTCGCCATTGGCGTCGACCTCGTCTTTCCAGACATACCGGGCCTCAAAGCCGCGGATCAGGAACTTGCACGAGGGGTCGATCAACAGGCCAGGCGCGCCGGCGTGCACGAACTCGAGCGCCGCGCGGACCGCCTCGAGGCGGGGCTGAATGCGGTTCGTCCCGATCTTCTGCGGCCGCACGCGGAAGCCTGCAGCCTTGCCGACCAGGCGGTTCCAGGTGTCGTTCTCGTCCGCCGCCTGGCTGGCGCCGTGCTCGCCCGCCATGTCGCCCCAGCCGCCTTCGATCTCCCAGCCTGGCCAGCGCGCCTCGAGGAGCTCGGCCAGGCGGCGCCCGAACTCGGCCGCCATGAGGCGCTCGGCCGGGAAATGCAGCTCGCCCAGGATCCGCCAGTGGAACGGCGCCAGGAACTGGCCGATGACGGCCGCACCCTTGAAACCCTGGTCGAGCCCAATCCTCAAGGGCAGGCCCGGTTCGGGAGGGATCGTCGCCTCGGCCACGTGGATGCGGCGATTGAACTCGCGCTTGAACACCGGCTCGCCGGCGCGCAGGTAAACGATCTTGTTGTAGATCAGCCGGTCGATCATGTCGCCGCGCCCCGCGAGGCGCATGGCGGCGATCTGGCGCGGGTAGTAGGCGGCCGAGAGGTTCTGCAGGTTTTCGCAGCCGGGCTGGCCGTAGCCTGGCTGATTGTGGAACTCGATCCGGATCCGGCGCGTGCCCTCGGGCAGATCGGCCGACAAGGCCGCACCCATGCGATCGCGCTCCTCCTGGTCGTGGAAAACCCGGTAGGTCCAGTTGTCCTCGTCTGGCGCGTTGAAGTCGCAGACGATCTGGCCATAGCCGCGCAGCTCGGGCGGGTAGCCCTCGAAATGCGAGGCGCCTGGCCAGCGGTCGATCCGGCCGATGCCGGCGGTCAACACCTCGATCGGCACGGTGTCGGTTTCGTTCAGCCAGATGTCGGTGGTCTGGATCCCGCGCATCGCGGCGATCACGTCGTCGCCGAAGGCCATGAACTGCGCCTCAAACTCGATCGGCCCGTGGCCGTCATCGAAGGCGATCACGTGGCTCACCGGCGCGCCGCGGCCGCCCGACCAGGTGCCCAGGTGCTTGGGGAATACCTCGAGGTAAGACGGGATCGTGGTCGACCAGAGCTGGCGGTAGGTTTCGCGCACCACGAGGAGCTTGTAGCGCCGCGTCCCGTCGATCGTGGAGCGGGGCATCATCAGCGCGCGACGCAGGCGCGATTTCAGGGTGGTGGTGGTCTTGCCGCTGCCCACCGGTCCCTGGATGCCGACAATGTCCGCGTCGGACCAGTAGAGCGCCTCGGCGGTCGGCCCCGGGAAAGTGGCCGCACCCTCGATCGGCATGTTGCCTTCGTAGAAATTCCCCTCTAGCTTCGCGACTGCCTCGCTTGCGTCCAGACCCTCGAGATCGGCGACCTTCGCCTCGTCCAGGACCGCAACCCGCCCCTCGTCGGCGGACAGGGAAGGCGATCCCCCCGTACCCCGTTCCTGTGGCCCAAGTGTCGCGCTCAATTTTCGCCCTCCGGATGCCCGAAAAAGAAGGATGGCCTCACACAGAGGGGGAGAGAGTGTCGCGCGCAGGCCGCCCCCCCGGGGGTCGCGCTGGCGGCCGCGATCGCCAGGGCGCGAAGGGGGGTGGGGTCGAGCGCCAGGCGGGCGGCGCGGGCAGTTGCCGATTGATTTTCGATCAATTGGCCGTTGCCATATTTGTGTAGCGATTTCATGGTGTTACCTCATCCGTCCGCGAACCATCGTCCGCGCGCCGAACGGGCGATCCGCTAAGTCCTTGATTTCCTTGGGTTGGCATCGGCATGGGTGGCGGCGCCACGCGGCGCGGCTGAGGCGTCACGTCGCGCGCCCCAGCTGGCCCAGGCTGCACCACCTGGGCGGTGGATCCGCCAGCCACGAACACCTGCACCGGCGCCTGCGGTGCCGCGTCGGGCGTCACCTTGGCCAGGCCATAGGGCAGCATCGCCTCGAGCGAGCGCAGCTGCGCCGTGAACACGAACTGGAAGGTCGCCAGGCGCTGCGCCGTGCTCGGGGCCGAGGGCGAGCCCTTGTAGCCCGTGGCGCCCGCCTCGGCCCAGGCGAGCACCTGCTCGGTGCGGGCCATGGCGCTCAGGAACGCATCCTCGGTCGAGGCGAGCCCTGCCATTTCGGCCAGGACGTCCTCGGGCAGGCGGTAGCCCTTGGTCGCCAGCCACTCGCGCATCTGGCTGGTCGCCTTGCCCTTGCCGCGCGGTGGCCGCCCGGCCTCGCCCGGCTGGAGCTCGTCGGGCAGGAAGGTGAGCTGCTCACCAGCGGCCTTGGCGGCCGTGATCCGCTCCGCCGCGTCGCGGGCCAGCTCTTCGAACTTGGTGACCGGGCCAGTCATGGTCAAATCCTGCCCATTTTGAATGAATTCAGAGACTTAGATGGGTCACGACGCGGGTGACAGTCAGCGTCGTGGCCTGCGTCGTGGTCTAATCTCTTCTTTTCTTCATTCTTATCAAGGAGATAGATAGAAGCCACGACGCCACGACGCCACGACGTTAATATCTCATGCGTGATCGGGCGCAGCTGCGCACATACATGTGTGTGAGAGGATTGAACGTCGTGGCGTCGTGGAGGCGGGTAAGTGTCTGATACCCTTGGACAAAACCCCACGACGTTACCACGACGTTGCCACGACGTTGACGCAATCGCGTCGTGGCCCGGACCCATGGTGGAGGGCCCTTGTCGCGCGTCAATTATGGCTATGAATGGGTCGGGGGTCCAGACCGAAGAACCGTGACAGATCAGGGCCTTAAGATTATCGTGGCGCATCAGAAGTCGTTCTCCTCGATATCGAGGGGCGATCGAGCAATAGGTTTGGGCGCGCGATTTCGGTCTTGCGGGAACATCTCGAGGCCGGGGGTCGAGGTTAGAGGTATCTCCACGCCGCGCGTCGAAACACCAGCAAGGGTGCGGGATGTCTTGCTCCACGAGGCTCCCTTGACGCGCTCAAGTGATTGCTTCCACGCACCACCAGCCCACTGCGTGCCCTCGAACAGGGTCAGCAGCGATGCAGCTTTCGCGTTCCCGACGAACAGGTAGCCCGGCTGGTCTCGCTCGCTGACGACCTTGATTAGGGCCTTTGCAAGCTTTGCATTCGCTGCCTGTGCCCTTCGTTCTTTGCCGTCCCGATCAGCCGAGAACTCGTTTAGGAGGGCCTCTGGCGCTCCTGGCGACTGCGCGGCAACCTGCACCCACTGAGCGACTGTGAACTGTTCCCCTCGGCGGAAAACGTCGAAAGGTTGTGACATCAGATGCACGAGCACTTCGTCTGCATCCGTGCCCAGCTCTGCCAAGTCGGTCTTGATGTACCTGGCGATCTTCTCTGTCCAGCCCTGCAGCTCGTCTGGCATGGGCATCGCCTCGGCCGTCATCATTTGTGCCATTGCCAGCGTCGTGGCCCAGTTGTCCGCGTTGCGGCCGGCGATGCCTTGCTCTGCGAAAGCCTCTCGCCATAGCTCGAGACGCTGCGTCCAGGTGGGCCACCTGTCGATCAACTGGCGCTTGATGATCGCGCCCCGTTCGCGCCACTTGTCAGCTCTCATGGCAGGGGGCTTAGCCCCTTCTGCGAAGGGTTGCAGGGTGAGCGTGATGATGCGCTGCAAGTCTTGGCTTTTGAGAATCCCTGGGATCAACACCGACGAAAACAGGAAGGTCGATCGCAGTTGGCCGCTCGATCCCTTCTGATCGCTGGATCCGCGCACCCATCGGCCACCAGATGACGCGACGCGGGCGGCTTCGATGATCGAGCGTTCCTTTGCGCTGCCCGTGTCGCCCGGCTCGAGCTCGTCCAAGGCGATCGGCAAGGTCGACTGGCCCATGAGCGAGGCAATACCCCGCGCGGTGGCATCAGGGCTTTGGATAAGCCCCTTGTCGCCCCCGTGCAGCATGTTCATCAGGCGCTGCAGGGCGCTCTTGCCTGTTCCGGGACCTCCGGTCAGCCAATAGGCAGGACGCCAGTCCAGCGCCCCGCCGAAAGCCTGCACGCCCATCATACCGAGCGCGATCGTGGCGTCGATCTCAGGCCTTTGCCACTGCCAGGTGTTCAAGAGCTCGAGAAGATCAGGAACAGGGTCTGCGTGCTTGCCAGGCAGGGCAGGGTGCGGGATCGGCGGATAGGCCGGGTAGATCTTGTTCTGGTGGGTCGTGGGCTTCTGCGTCTCGCCCTTCATGATGAGCGTATCGCCGGTATGGTAGATCAGGTTTCCATCGTCATCCGTCCAAGCACCGACGCCCCTCACAGAGCCCTCGGGATCGAACAGCCCTCGCTCGCTGCACGCCTGGAACATCGCGCTGGCAGCGAGCTGGTGGTTGAAGTGTTCGGGTTTGATCTTGAGATCGCCGGTCTTGCGGTCCAGCGAGACGGCCGGGAAGTTGTGGTATAGCTTCGGCAGCATGTGTCCGAACAGGGCCATGATCGCCTGGGCGTCATGCTTGCCGACCGGGCGCATCTGGCCGTGCACGTCGAGATAGAAGTACGTGCCGCCATTCACACCCAACGGGACGACAGGGCAATCTTCCCATATCAGGCCTCGAGGCCTTGCGGGCTTGCGTCCCTTGGGTGGTTTCGCGGTCGGGGGCGTGTCAGGCGGGTCGAGGCCGTCGCCTGGTCGATCCTCGGGCTGCGCCTCGATCGGCAAAGTCTCGATCGGTTTGGGGACTGGCACCCTCCGCGATTTCGGGGCTCTGGCTGCAGGCGCTGGCTTGTGGGCAGGCTTGCCACCCAGTGGGGCAGGGGGCGCCGCGGGATTTGACAGCCAGTCGTCGTTGGTCGCTTCGGTCATTGTGCGGGCCCGATCGAGCTGACGCGCTTTTCCCAAGCCTTCCCACCATCTTCGTTTGCGATCGACAGTGCGGCGCAACACGTCGGACATATGCGAAAGGTGACGATCTTGCCTTCATAGGTTTCCGTTCTTGCCCGGTGGCGTGTCTTCGCCGGGATATTGGCTGCGCAGATGATGCAGCCTTCCTCGTGGTCCTTGGCGGCAACCACGAACCTGTCGGAAAAAACGCGAATGTCGCAGTCGCGATCGCCCCAAGGCTCTTGCGCCAGGCACTTTGCTTCATCGAACGTCATGCTGCCCCCTGCTCGTTAATTGCGCGCTTGAGCGCGTCATTCAGATCCTCGCCCGGGATCTCGCTGCGCCAGACGCGCACCAGGCGCCCGGCCTTGGCATGGGCCTGCACTGCCACCTCGAAAGCGTCCTTGGCTTGCTGGTGCTCGTCGTTGTCGCACAGGAGCACCACCTCGGAGACGTTCCGGGGCAGCTCCACCTTGCCCATATTGGTCAGGCTATAGGCCGCCAGGACGCGCTCAGAAGGCCACAGAAGCATGGCTGAGAGGCATGTCTCGATCCCTTCGCCGATAATGACCCTTGTGCCAGGCGCACATTGCGCAAGCGGCACGCCCTTGCCGCCCTTTGGTCCGATGCCCGACGAGAGCCGGATCGACGCACCCTGAATTGAACCGAGAACTTTCTTGTCATCCGGCAGGTTGGCCTTGGTCCAACCGCGATCGCCAAGGTGGAGATACGTCCGATGACAGGCGACGATCTGGCCCCGGCCGTTGACCATCGCGGCCACCATGCCAGGCAGCTTGCTGCGGGTCGTCGTAACCTCGCCTGTCTCCGGATCCGTGTCCTCGCGGTAGTAGCCAAGGGCGGCATGGTAGCGAAGCGCACCAGGCGCGTGCGGCAGGTCCGACAGGTCTATGCCGCGTCCGGCCAGATAGTACTGCACCGGCGTGCCGAACAAATCCTCGCGGCCCGACAGATAGAGCGCCTCGGCGTGCTTCTGCCGCTTGATCGCCTCGGCCGCCGCGGCCTCTTCTGCAGCCTTGCGCTGCACCTTGGCACGCTCGATCGCCTTCGCCCTGGCGATGCGCGTCTCGGGGGTTTCCGTCTCGAGGCCGAGGAACGCCCGCGCCTCGCGGAATGCGGCCGTGTTGTCGGACAGGCCGAGCGACATGCGGATGAGGTCGATCACGTCGCCCCGATCGCCGGTAGCGTAATCGTTCCACCGGCCGATCTTCGGCCCTGAAAGGTGGATGCAGAAGGATCCGACCGAGCGATCCGCCCGGCCGGGGTTCAGCGTGAAATACAGACCCTTGTCGATGTAGCTGCCCGACGCGCGCGGCGCGTAGTGATCGGCCACCTGGTCGATGCGCGCGTGCAGCATGTCCTTGATTTCGTCTATGCTGTAGGTCTGCCGGGCGGACATGGTCAGGCAGCCGCCTGCGCTGAAAGCATCCGCTCGATCGCGCCCAGGACATAGTCGCGCTTGAACGTCCGCGCCTTGGTCAGGACATTGAAACGCGGCTTGATCTCGCCCAACGGAACGCCCAGCTCGAGCGCGATCTCATGATCGGGCCACCCGGCAATCGCGAAATGCAGAAGGTCGTCGTCGCGCTGCAGCGTCCAGGTCTTGTCACGCTTGACGTCGCGAACGTGCGCGTCCAGTTCGGACAGGCCATGAGGTGTAAGGGATGAACCGGCGCCCGCCACCGCCGGTTCGGACGCGACTTGCGGCAGGGCGGGGGCGCCCTTCGCGTCCTTGGGGCCTTCGTTCACGGCTGCAGTGCGCACCGAAGCTGTGACGGGCGGGCCCGAAGGTATTGCTACCATGTTCTCGACGTTGTTGCCTGCCTTGCGCTCGGCCAGGCGCGCCATGATCCGGCCTTTCAGGCCAGCCTTTGCGCGAAACTGTGTGCCCTGCACGGGGCGCTGCAGGATGCCGGCTGCGATCTTGGCCGCGGCATTGAGAGACAGATCTGCGTTGAACATCTGCCAGGCGCAGGTTTCGATGAGAAGGGTATCCTCCTCGGCGGTCCAAGCGCCCTGTGCCCGGGGCGCGGGATCTTGGGTCACCGGGGCGGCGCATTCCCTCGCCGCCCCGGTGCCTTCCCCGGCGGGTTCTGGCGACGCCTCTGACACGTCGCGCTCGAGCTCCTTCGCTGCTTGCTCGGCCGCGGCCGGGGAAGGGGGTTGCTCCGCGTCGACTTGGTCAACGGGACCGGGCCAGTGGTCGATCGGCTGGCCGTCCACGTGCTTGTCGATGTGCGGCTGAAAGAAATCAGGTAAGCCTTCTCGCAGGACTGACCCGAGGCCCTCTGCTTGGCTGTCATTGGCGTTCAGTGCCTGTTGGTTCTCGCCGTCACAGACCCCTGCGAGGCGCACCAGCTTATCAGGGTCAGGCCCATCAAAGATGGGATCAGCGTTGAGACCGGGCATGGTCCACTTGGTGCGGATCAAGATTTCACATCCGGGGGTGAGGTCGAAGATGGCGCCAGTCCAGGCGCCCATGGCGTCCCCGCATCTGCAAAGCTTCACCAGCATGTCGCGCAACCGCTCGAGGTCGCCAAACGACATGGCATCAAGCTTCGGTTCCTCGTTCATGCGGCAGTCTCCTCGTTTGGGTGGGAATGGGACGCGCGCCAGGCGTCGATCGCCATGCTGGCCCGCCAGAACAGAAACTCCTGCATCGCGCTGCTGGCCGTGAGCATCGCCTGGCACCAGGCTACGCTGCCGCCCTTTTGGTTGCGCTTCGCGGCGGCGTTCAGCGCCTCGCCGGCGGCCTCGGACAGGGCCTGCATGGGCGTGATGCTGCGATTGACGTGGGGCAGGAGCTCGACCAGCGCCTCGAGCGCCATGTTGGTGCGGCTATCCTCGATCCGCTGTGTCGCCAGGAAGCCGACCAGGTTGGCCAGCGACTGATCGGCCAGCGAGAGGCGCGGGCCTGACGCGGCCGGGCTCATGTCAGCACCGCGACGATCAGCGCGATCGCACCGATGACCAGCATTGACACGAAACTGACGATCACGATCACGGCCACGCCCAGGCTGAGCGGATCATCGTCAAGCCAGTCGAACGGCGCCGCCTGGTCGGTCTTGTCGTTCTCGATCGGATCCCGGGTCATTGGAACAGCCCCTGCAGGTAGGCGCCCAGGAGCGTGCCAGCGGGGTAGAGCGCGTTGTAGGCGGCGCTGCCGAGCATGAAGGTGAACGCGATCAGCATGACGCGCGTTTGCTCGGGCTCGACTGGGATCTCGGCCACGATCACACGGGGCTCAGCTGGGGGCGCTGCACCCTGCTCGATCCGGCGGGCGATAATCAGCGCGACACGGGGGGGCATCCCGTGGATGCAGACGGACGGATTGACTGCCGCGACGGTCCGAAGGTGGCGGGCCAGTTGGTTTGCGGCCTCGATGTCAAGCCGCGCGAGTTCGTCGGTTTCAGCCATGAATGTCCCTCCGGTTCAGGTCGGGCGGCTCAGGAAGCAAAGCCACCTGCGTCGCCCTGAACAGCGCATCGGCCACCTGCAGAAGCGCTTCGGGCTGGCGGCGCAGGATCTCGTACTGGGTCGCGAAGTCGAACACCGCCGCACGGAACGGCAGATCCTCATCGAGCAGCTCCTCGGCCTGGCTGCGCAGCTGCTCTACGTCGAGGGGCGTGAGAGATCCGACCTTGGCCTTCATGGCCACGGCGACCGCGCTCGAGGCGACAGGCCGGATCCCGGCTCTCACGGCCAGCTCGCGATGACATGCGGCCGGGCTGCAGCGCACGGCGCTGTCTGCTCAACCCGGCCGCACCGGCCCTGGCGGCTTGCAACGCCGGGGCGCACCGACGGTGGCCTAGGCCGCCGGTATGGGAAAAGAGCGGCGGCCGCATCTTGAATCGCGACCGCCACCAGGTGCGCACCCCCGAGGCAAGCCAGAGCAGAGGCATGAGAGGGTGCGGGGAACATCATTCGAGCAACCCAGCCTGCCAGTAGAGAAACAGGCCCAAGACCAGGGTGAACAACGCGCTCAAGGCGTTGTAAGGCTCTCGCGGCTTCCCGTGGCTGGCAATGTGGACCCCTGCACTAACGAACAGGAGAATCACCAGGGTGATCGCTGCCCAGTTCATTCTGCGGCCACCCGTTCGCTGCTGGCGGCGAGGAGCGCCTCGATCTGGGCCGCAGGCGCGCCCCAGATCAAGTGCTCAGCTGTGAGTGGAATGCCGCGTGCAGCGGCGTGGGCAAGTAGCAACCGCATGTGCTTTGCAGAAGGCACATCGCCCCCGGCTCTTCCGTTTGACGGCCGCCTCCACGGGTAAACCGACTTCTCGTGAAGCCCACATATAGAAGCGATCGCTTCCGGAGTGCCCAACATGCACTCGCACACTTCAAGTGGTGTAAGGTGATTTTGCATGCGCAAGATATAGCGATCGCACAAGTTGCTGGTCAAGCAACTTGTTCTAAATGAGCACGTGAACTTGCGGTGCCGAGTGCCTACTTAACGGCGCATGGATGAGAAGTGGTTCAAGTTAAAGAAAAAACTTGCCGGAGTCACAAACGCGGAAATCGCGAAAAGGCTCGGCCGTGACCATACCGTGATCTCAAAACTTGTGTCTGGCTCACAAAAACTCACATTAGAATGGGCGCATGTGTTCGCAGAAGTGCTGGACGTGCCCATCCCAGAAGTCCTAGAGAAGTTTGGCGCGATCGACCCGGTCACGGCGCAAGAGCTTATGCCTGGGTTTCGTGAAAGTGACATAGTTCCGTGCGTGCTTGGCCCAGAGCTAGACGCCAAGATTGCTGATATTGCTAAGGTTTTCGGGGGCGACCTTCGAGGTATCGAGGTTTGGCGTGTCAAATCTCGAGCGATGGCCCTGGCTGGGTTCATCGAAGGAGACCTAGTCGTCGTTGACACTTTCGTGGGAGAGCGGCTGATCCGCGGTGACATTGTGCTCGCAAGGGTGTCAGACCGAAAGCTGAGAGGTCAGTTTACTGTCATGAGGAGATATGAGCCTCCCGTGCTAGTCGCAGCGTGCGCTGACCCAAACGAAGCGGCCGTCTACGTTATGGATGGCGTCGAGGTTTCGGTTCAGGGGAAGATCGTCGCCTCATGGCGCAGCTTCACACCAGTAGATGTGCTAGCAAAGCGGCGTCAGTAGCACATTGTGCTTGACGGTGTTCGGTGGTTACCCCTATCTCTTGTGCATCCCGCTTGCACAGGAGATCGCTCATGCCTTCCGAGAAAATCGCCCACGTCATTCCCGCCCGATCGCTCCCGATCGAGGACAAAACCCTTCATCACCTTCGCAACATTGCGCACGACGCCCGCCGCGGTCAGACCACCGCGGCCGAGGCCGAGTTTCTGCTCGCGACCGCCGGCCCGCTCCTGGATGAGCTGATCTCCTGGCGGAACCTGGCGGCCGGTATCATCCCGGCCGAGGCGATGATCGCCTACCTGCCGGATCGCGGCTGAGCCCTCTGCCGGGGGCCGCTTGCGACGGTTAAACAGGCACCGTTGGCCCCGCCGTTCACGTCCCGATGCCAAGCGGCGCATCGGGCAGTCAACCAAGAGGGACAAATGATGGATGCAATGGCGATCGTCGGGATCGGCTTTGGATTGTTTGCCGGGTTCGGGCTTGTGATCCTGGTCGTCGCGGCCGCGATGGACAAACACGAAAGCGAGCCGACGGCCGAGGAGCTCGAGGACTTCACCAGGTCGATGGACCGCTGGGGCTATGTGCCCGAGAAGATCTGGAGGCGCGGCAAATGATCGTGTCGCCGTTCCGCAAGTCGTTCATCACCGCCACCGAAGTGGCCGATTTCCTCGAGCTGCCCTATGCGGCCTTCCTGTCGAAGCGTGAGGAGCTGATCGCCGAGCACGGGTTTCCGGAGCCGATGCCGTTCAGCAAGCGCCCCATGCGGTGGCGGTCCGATCGCGTCGCCGCCTGGGTCGAGGAACAGGGCCTGCCGCGCGCTGAAACCGCAGCCCTGCCGCCACGCCCGACGGGGCCCAACATCATCCTGCTTAACGAGGCTCGCACGCCGTGACACGTAAACCCCGCTCGCCCATCGGTGATGCCCCCTCTCGCCTGCGCCAGCGCTTCCGTACGGATGGCACCTGGCGCGTTTGGTGGGAACCTCGCGCAGCTGAGCGTGGGCTGGGCTTCGCCGTGGTCGAGCTCGATGCCGACCGCGCCGCCTGGTCGATCAAGGAAGCGCGTCGCCTGAACGCTGAGGTCGACAAGGCGATCGAGACGGGCCAGCGCCGCGCAGCTCGCCCGACCGGCCGCACGATGTCGGATCTGATCCGGGAATATCGCCAGTCGATCACCTTTCGCGAGGATCTCGCCCCCAAGACGCAGCGCTCCTATGGCGCGCTCCTCAATCAGATCGAGGACAAATGGGGGCACCGGCGCGCGATGGACTTCGACAAGCCGGTGATGTTCGCCTGGTATCAGGCGCTCTACAACGGCAAGAGCGCCCGGATGGCCCAGGCGCTGATCCGCCAGATGTCGATCCTGTTCAGCCATGCCGAGCTGCTCGGCTGGCGATCGGAAGGCAGCAACCCGTGCTTCAATCTCGGTGTGCGCACCCCGCGCGGTCGCTCGAGGGTGGCGAGCTGGGATGAAATCGAGGCGCTCCTGCTGACGGCCGAGACGCTCGGCCGCCACGCCATGGCCTTGGCGATCCGCCTGAGCCTCTACCACGGCCAGCGGGAAACCGATGTTATCCAGGCCACGCGCGGGGCGTTTCAGCTGCGCATGGCGCGGCCGTGGGGTGAGAAAGAGGAACGCCCGACATGGGTGTGGTTCTTCCGGCGCTCCAAGCGCAAGAACGATGCCTCGCTGCCCGTCCATGCCGAAGTCATCCCCTTCCTGCGCGCAGCCCTGGCCGATGCCGGCACGGCCGAGAAGCCGCGCCTGCCCACTGATGCGCTCCTGGTCGATGAAGCGGTCGGCCGGGCCTATGACGAAGATCTGTTCGCCAAGCGCTGGCGCGAGATCCGCGCGAAGGCGGCCGAGCTCGAGGGCATGGCCGACATCACCACGCTGCAGTTCCGCGATCTGCGCCGCACCTTCGGGGTGCTGGCCCGCCAGGGCGGGGCGAGCGCCGATGACACGGGCGACGTTCTCGGCAACTCGGCTGCGAATGATCCCCAGCTGGGCGAGATCTACATGCAGCCGACATTCGACACGACCAGCCGCGCGATCGCGGCGGTCCAGAGCCCAAAGGAGAAGAACCGGAAATGACCGACAAGGGACTTATCGAGAAGCTAACCGAACGGTACCGTCGCGCCGGTCACAAGGTCCAGACGGCGATCGCCTTCCATCCCGACCGACCGACAGATCAGTACAAGGACCTTCGTACCGGGGTGGATCTGTCGAAGTCCGACATGGCCGGCCTCGCGCGCCTGCTGATCTCGAAAGGCGTGTTCACAGAAGCTGACTACATCGCGGCGATCACCGAGGCCGCAGAGGCAGAGGCAGCCGCGAAAGAGGACGAGCTGTCGGCGCGCTTCGGCATCACGTTTACCACTTTGTGAAGGGGAACCGGAAATGAGGAGCACGCTCTTTGACGCGCCGCCGGGCGCTACACCCTCGAAAAACGCTCACCAAGCGGCGATGATGCCGCCCTTCGGCGAAGTGCCGTTCGCCCGCCTCAAGGCCGCCTACGATGAGCTGCGCGCAGCCTGCAGGGCCGAGGGCACACCGCGGATCCAGGACGCGATCGACGCCTGGGAACCGCTGGCAGATTTCGCGTTCCAGCGGCCGACACTGAGCGAGGCCGACATTGCCGAGGTTCGCGCCTGGTGGGACGTCCTGCCGACGACGCGGGCTGTCAGGCAGGATCTGTGCAGCACATGCGCGCAGGATCTCGGTGGGCCCCACATGCTGGACTGCCCCTATGGCTGACCGCAGCGCCCAGAAGGTGGCCGACAAATATGTTTCGCGCGGCGGTGCGGTTCATGGTGCATACGATCGAGCGGCTAAGGTTGATGACCTGCTCGTGCTTGGCAGCTTCCTTGCGTGGCAAGGCCAGCATGACTGGTGCGGAGGTTACCAACCCGCCGACGCTTGGGCTGCAATGTGCCGCCTGCTCGACCTGCACCCCGTGGAATTTCGGAAGGCGATCCAGTCGTGACTAAGGCAAAGATCACACCGGAAGAACTGATCGACTTGATCGGGGAACTTGGGCGCGAGGTGTATTACCTCTTGGATGATTGCGAGACGAGCGGGGAGGTAGGGGGCGAAACCCACACGATCACCGCGCACGGGCTGGAGCAGGTCTCCGCCGTGCTCGACAAGATCGAGGCGCTGCCCTTCGAGGAGCCGGGAGTTGTTCTCGGACCGGGGGCTATGCTGCAAGCCGCGTTGAAGCAGACATTCCTCTCCGGATCGCTTGCCCCTGCCGACAGCCCTTCGTCTGACGATAGTATGCCAGACGAAATCGTTGCGTGGCCCGGCAGGGTGGGCCCAATGACCGGAGAATGGTCAGCCAATACCCACGACGATGAGCGGGCCGTGGCATACGTCCGCAAAGACAGCGCCGTAGAGCCTGAAAGCCCCGGCGATACGCTGATGCGTCTCGGCATGGACGGCAAGTTGTGGGCCGAGGAGTTCCAAAGGACGGCAGTGCTTCTAGGCTACCGGTCAATGGACGAAGGCTGGCTGATCGGGTGGTTCTGCAATGCAATCATGGCGGGCTACGACACCGCTGCAAACGCCGGTCTGCGTGCACAGGAGGAACGCTGATGCCTGACATCGAGCTGAGAGGTTCCGGCAACAGCTGGCAGATCATACTAGCTGGCAAGCCGCTGCCGCGGCGCTACAGCGGCCACTGCACGGCGATGGCAGCCTTGCCGGGGCTCGAGCGACGCCTGCGCAAGGCGGCGGCTCAGCGGCGCCCTGCCTGCGCTGCAAGAGGACGTTCGCCAGCGAAGGCGCGCACAACCGCATGTGCGACCACTGTCGGCGGATCCACTACTGAATACCTGACGCGCCCCTCCCCTGGGTTGGCCCCCAGTTGGGCGCGTACTGCCCCGGCGGCTCCTCCTCCCTGCCGCCGGGGCTTTTTTGTATGATCCCGAATCGGCCAGGAAGGCTAAGGGGTGATGCGATGGAAATTGAACCTTGCCCACACTGCAGTGGCGAGGGGCGCCTGCACTATGCGGTGACCTATCGGGTTCGGTGCCAGAGCTGCGATGCCATGGGCCCGCCTGGCGTGACCAGGCAGATCGCGATCGACGGATGGAACAAGCGAGAAAAGGAGATCGAACAATGAAGATTGAATACGGCCTGGGGACCACGGATTATGGACCAGGGGTGTCCATATCCCTGACGGGCGATGAAGTGGCGGTTGCCATTGACGCCTATCTCACCGCCCACCGGGTGCACGTCGTCGGCGCTCGCACCATAACCGTCAATGGTCAGCTCTGCGAGATAGGACACATCTAT